CACAGGTGGCAGCATTACCACAAGCGGCGGCAATACGATTCACACTTTCACTTCTTCAGGGACTTTTTATACAGGAACAAACACAATCGCCAAAGCAACTGGCGGCACGATTTCAACAGATGGCACATACCTTTATCACACGTTTACAAGTTCGGGCACTTTTGCACCAACCCAATCAATAACAGTTGACATTCTAGCTGTTGGCGGCGGCGGTCAAGGCGGCGGCGGTAATGGTGGCGGTGGCGGTGCTGGCGGTGTTGTTCTTCTTTCAGCCTCTGTGACTGCACAGAATTACTCTGTTACAGTCGGCAACGGTGGTTCAGGTGGAGACACCAACAACAGCGGTGGCGATGGCGGCGGCTCACAATTCGGCGCATTGACTGTTGCTGTAGGCGGTGGCGGCGGCGGCGGGTTCCAAAACAACAAACCAGGCCGAAACGGTGGCTCAGGTGGTGGCGGTGGTTCTGTTGGTTCTTATCCAGTCGCAGGCGGTACTGGAACATCGGGACAAGGCAACAACGGCGGTTCAGGAAATGGCGACTACAACTCTGGTGGTGGCGGTGGAGCTGGTGGCATTGGTGGCGACGGTTCAAACGCAAACGGCGCTGGAAATGGCGGCATCGGCACATCTACATACAACGCCTGGAGTGTTGCAACTGGAGTTGGCGAGTTCAATACTGCAGACGGCTTATACTATTTGGCTGGCGGCGGCGGTGGCGGCGCTGATAATCAAACAGGAAACGATTTCGGTGGCCTTCGCGGTTTGGGTGGTGGTGGTTCGGGCGGTGGTGTCACATATGGCAGCACAGCTGGATTACCAAACACTGGCGGCGGCGGTGGTGGCAAGAGCGGTGGCGGCCCAGGACTCAACGGTGGGTCAGGTGTCGTGATAGTTCGTTATGCAATCTAAGGGGGAAAATGAAAAACGTAAGCAAGATTAGAGAACAAAAGCCAACTCAGTGCTACAGCTATGAAGTGGTGATGTTGGTTCACATAATCTCAGATGACGAAGCTGCAGCTCGAGCGCAACTCGATGAAAAAGGTGGAATCGTGACAAAAAGAGACGTTAAGCTATTGAACAGCACCGCGCTCTATGGTGAAGAGGAGACAAACTAGTGGGTCACTACGCAAAAGTAGAAAACGGCATCGTTACACAGGTAATCGTCGCAGACGGCCCTGATTGGTGTGAGCAGAACCTCGGTGGTGAGTGGATTCAGACCTCGTACAACTCTAATGGCGGCGTTCACGCGAATGGCAAGTATGCGATTCACAAGAACTATGCTGGGGTTGGTTATCATTTTGATGGCACTGGCTTCTATGCTCCACAACCATACTCATCTTGGACATTGAACCCACAAAGCTACTTATGGGAAGCTCCGACTCCAATGCCAACCGACGGGTACTGGGAATGGGACGAAGCGACACTTTCTTGGATTGAAATAACAACAGAATGAACAAGGTCGGGGGACCAATGAGATTTCACGTTGTATCATTACCACACACGCAAGTAACAAAAGACTTTACAAGTTGCGCATTTACTGAAAAAGTAAGGCGCTTTTGTATAATGATGACTGATCTTGGTCATGAAGTTATTCTTTATGCTGGATCAAAAAATGAAGCACCTGTAACAGAACTAGTAACTTGCATTTCAGAAAATGAAAGACAAGCAGCTGTCGGTAATAATCATTATACTTCTGCTTCATTTGATACAAACTTACCGCATTGGCAAATCTTTAATGGCAATGTCATTAAAGAAATGACCGATAGACTTCAACCAAAAGACTTTATTTGCCTTATTGGTGGATACGCTCATAAACCTATTGCAGATGCTTTTCCAGATCATATGTCAGTAGAGTTTGGCATTGGTTATGGCGGAACTTTTGCAAAGTATCGAGTATTTGAGTCTTATGCGTGGATGCACTCAATTTATGCAGCACACACTAATCCGACAACTGTCGATGGCAATTTTTTTGATGATGTAATCAATGGTTATATCGAACCTGAAATGTTCCCAAAAGGATCAGGTAAAGGTGATTACTATTTCTATATTGGTCGAATGATTGAGCGAAAAGGTTTTAGAATTGCTCAAGAGGTATGCGAACGATTAGGCAAAAGACTAATTTTGGCAGGTCCAGGTGATGAAAAAGGCACCGGTTACGGCGAGTTCATAGGCAATATTGGCCCTGAAGAACGAGCAGAACTAATGGGAAATGCCATTGCCTTATTTGCTCCTACTACTTATATCGAACCATTTGGAAATATAGTGGTTGAAGCTCAGACTTGTGGAACTCCGACAATCACAACTGATTGGGGAGCTTTTACAGAAACCAATATCCATGGAATTACTGGTTTTAGATGTAGATCTCTTGCAGACTTTATTAAAGCTGCAGAAGATGTAAAAGATCTTGACAGAGATTTTATTAGAAAGCAAGCAATAGAAAAATACTCACTTAAAGCAATTGCACCTAAGTATCAACATTACTTTGAAAGATTGTCAACCCTTTGGGAAGACGGCTGGTATCAACTAAGCACAGAAAAGGCAGATAAATGAGTCTATCAAATAGACTGCGCAAAGCAGGAGAAAAAAGGTCAAACAATCAGTTTATTGAACCATTTCTACCTGGCCGCGCTCTATATGCAACTCCAGCTGGAGTAGATGTAAACTCTGATACAGCGATTCGCATGTCAACTGTTTATGCTTGCGTACGACTATTAGGTGACACTATTAGTTCTCTTCCATTATCTGCCTATGTTCGTCGTGGACGTTCTAGAATAAATTATGCTTCTGTTTATGGAGAATTACCTAAATGGATTAACAATCCAAATCCTGATTCAACTCGTTTAGAATTCTATGAGCAAGTAATCTCATCATTAAATCTTCACGGTAATGCATTTATCCTTACCGTACGTGACGATATGGGCGACGTTCAAGAGCTTTACTGCATAAACCCACTACAAGTTCGTATTCGTCGTCCTGATCCAATGGGCGAAATTGAATACATAGTTACAATCGGTCAGAATGCACAAGATCAAGCAAATCAGTTCTATGACAACGCACAACCTTTTGATCCAATGTCAACAAAGACTATGGTTTTGACAAAGAATGAAATGCTACATATTCCTATGTTTAGACTACCTGGTCAATTACTTGGACTTGGTCCAATTGCAGCTGCTCGCGTAACTTTAGGATCAGCTATGGCTGCAGAAGTTTATGCAGCAAGTTACTTTGGAAATGCAGCAAATCCTGGCGGAGTTATTGAATCTCCAGGTGAAATGACAGAAGAACAAGCTGCTGATATTGCTCGTAATTGGAATATGTCACATACAGGACCTTATCGTGCTGGAAAACTTGGCATTCTAACTAGCGGAGCAACATTTAAGCCACTTACTCTAAATGCTGCAGATGCACAACTTCTAGAAGTACGTCGATTTGGCGTAGAAGAAATTGCTAGACTATTCCGTGTACCTGTATCTCTACTTGGCCACCCTGTTGCTGGAGCGATGTCATTTGCATCTGTTGAAGCTCAGAACTTGTCATTTGTACAGCATTCTTTGCGTCCTCTGCTTGAAAGACTAGAACAAGCACTTTCACCTTTATTGCCTGAACCAGATGGATTTATTAAGTTTAATCTAGATGCGTTGCTACGTGGAACAACACTAGAACGCTACGATGCATATACAAAAGGTTTACGTGAAGGTTTCTTGAGTCTAAACGATGTCCGTTATGTAGAAGATCTTGCACCTCTTGGAGAGTCTGGAGATCAATACAGAGTTCCACTGCAAAATATTGATGCAGCAGACGCAAAAGATGTTGGCTTAAACCTACGTGCCGACATTGCAGCAAAGTTAATTCAAGTAGGCTTTGATCCAAAATCTGTAATTGAGGCTGTTGGTTTACCTGATATGAATCATACAGGTTTGCCTTCAAATCAATTACAACCAATTTCAACAATAGATCCAACAGATCCTAAAGCAGCATATGAGGTGGAGTAGTGTTGAATGAAGAGAAAGACTCAAGGAGCAAAATGAAAAAAATCGAACGACGCACATATACTGTGCAAGATGTTGAAACTCGGGCAGATGACGATGGAAAGCTACGCTTGTCAGGATATGCAGCAAAGTTTGATAGTCCTAGCGTCCCACTACCATTTGTTGAAACAATTGCTCAAGGTGCATTTAGAAAAACATTGACAGAAATACCTGATGTCCGATTACTAGTTAATCATGAAGGACTTCCTTTAGCTCGTACTAAAAATGGTACAATGACACTAACTGAAGATGACATTGGATTACGATTTGATGCTGAACTAGCAGATACTCAAGAAGCAAGAGACCTACATGCTTTGATTGCTAGAGGTGATGTAGATCAAATGAGTTTTGCTTTCCGTGTGATCAGACAAAAATGGAATGAAGACCGGACGATGCGTGTACTAACAGAAGTATCGTTAGCAGATGGAGATGTTTCAGTAGTTACTTATCCAGCTTATCCAGCCACTTCAGTAGAAGCTCGTGAGCATCTAAAAAATGCTATCACAGCTGTCAAAGAAGGAAGAGAAGTATCTGGAGATTCTTTGCTAGTCTTAAAAAGCATTTTTGAAGATCTAAGCGAAGGCCACGATTATGTAATGAAGTCACTTGAACTAATGGCTCAATTACTTGGAAATCAAGAAGTTGAAATGGAAGATGATCTAGAAGATTCTACTTACATGGAAGATGAAGAAGATAAAAACCTTGTAGAAGAAGTTTCTGTACCAAGATCAATTTCTCTTCGTCTAGCAAAAGCTATAGTAAACAATACAAAATAATATTCTGTTGGCAAATAGTCAACAGATACCGAAGTCGGAGCGAGACTCACACCCGAAAAGCGCCGTGATGCTTATCGCCACCACCTCGATTAAACTCATAAGGAGCAGAATACATGTCATATCTTGACAAAGTAATCGAGCGCCGTGATGCAGTTAAGGCAGAAATGGATACAGTTCTAGAGGCAGTTGCTGCTGAAGAACGTACCGACCTTACTGCAGAGGAGACCGAGAAGGTTGACGCTCTTGTAGAAGAGTCACGTTCACTCGATGCAAAGATCGAAAAGCTAAAGACACAGGCTGATGCAGACGCTAAGGCTGCAGAAATGCGTTCAGCAGTTGCACCAGTTGCAACTCCAGTAGGTGGCGCTCGCGTTATCTCTGAAGCACGTACATACTCACCAGAAGCAGAAGCATCATTCGTGAAGGATGCGTACAACGCACAATTCAAGAACGACTACGCTGCATCTGAGCGTCTTGCACGCCACATGCGTGAAGAAAAAATCGAAAACCGCGCAGTTGCTACTGGCAACTTTGATGGTCTTGTAGTACCACAGTACTTAACAGATCTAGCTGCACCGTTTGCACGTGCTGGTCGTCCATTCTTGGATGCTGCCACAAACAAGCATGCACTACCTGCAAGCGGAATGACACTGAACATCAGCCGCATGACAACAGGTACAACAACTGCAATTCAGGCAACAGAAAACGCTGCAGTATCTAACACAGATGCTGATGACACACTATTGACTATCAATGTGCGTACAGTTGCAGGTCAGCAGGACATTTCACGCCAAGCAATCGAGCGCGGTACAGGAATTGATCAGTTCATTCTTGCAGACCTCATTCGTTCATGGCACACAACTCTTGATAACCAATGCCTAAACGGTGCTGGTACATCAGGAACAGTTCTTGGTCTTGATGCTTCAGGTGGAAACGCAATCACCTACACATCTGCATCTCCAACAGTAGCGCTTCTTTATCCAAAGTTAGCTGACGCTGTACAACAGATTCAGACAACTGCATTCCAGCAACCAACACACTGGATCATGCACCCACGCCGCTTAGCATACCTAATTGCTGCTGTGGATTCATCTAACCGTCCACTTGTTGTTCCAACAGCTGGCGGTCCAATGAACGCAATCGCATCTGGCGCAGGAGCAGTATCATATGGTAACTCAGGTTACTCATTGATGGGTCTTCCAATCATTACAGATGCTAACGTTGTTACAAACGCAGGTGCTGGTACAAACCAGGACAAGATTTATTGCGTTGCTGCACCTGAAATGCACCTTTGGGAGCAAGCAGGATCACCATTTGCATTGAACTTTGATGCAACTAGTGCTGGCAGTTTGACAATCAAGTCTGTTGTTTATGGCTACGCAGCCTTCTCAGCAGGTCGTTACCCAGGAGCTGCCTCGATTATCTCAGGCACAGGTTTGGTAGCGCCAACTTTCTAAGCAAAGCTTAGAACAATAGTGTGAGACCGGCAAGACTCCCCCGACTTGCCGGTCTCACACCTTAAAACGGGGTGATTATGAAACTTAAATTATTTAAGAAAAAGCAAACAGCAACGGCTTTGCCCGATTTAGAACGAGCAATGCAGCCTAAATCAGAGAAAAGGATAACGCATGGCACTAACAAACGCCTACTGCACCCTATCGGATGTCAAGAATGCTCTTGCAATCGAGGACATCAATGATGATCTAGCTATTGAAGCCGCAATTGCTGCTGCATGTAGAATGATTGATGACTATACCGGTAGATTTTTTTATAAAGATGGCACAACTGCCGCGCCTGTAGTTCGTTACTACACACCAAATGATTGGTGGGTCTGTAACCTTGATGACTTTATTTCAATTACTGAAATTGCAACAGATGATAATTTTGACCGCAGTTATACAACAATTTGGGGTTCTACTGATTACATGGTAGAACCAATTAACAATCCACGTAGAGGTTGGCCTTACACACGAATTTTAGCTGTTGATCGATACCTTTTCCCTCGTTTATATCCTCAAACCGTAAAAGTAACAGGAGTATGGGGATGGTCTGCTATTCCATCAGAGATCAATTTAGCTGCACGTTTGCAAGCATCTAGATTGTTTATCCGCAAGCAATCACCATTTGGAGTTGCTGGTTCTGTTGATATGGGAACCGTAAGATTGACTTCTAGACTTGATCCTGACGTTGAAGCATTGATCCGTCCACTAAAGAAACTAAATGGAGTTGCTTACTAATGCAACCAAGTAAAGTCCGTGAAGGATTAAAAAATAATCTTCAAGAAATAGACGGTCTAAGAGTTTATGATCTAGTCCCTGATGTAATTGTTCCACCGTGTGCAATAATTGGCCAATTGGATCTTACATTTGATCTTAATAATGCTCGTGGATTAGATCAAGCAAACATAGATGTAATGGTTATTGTCCAAAGATTTTCTGAAAGAACAGGACAAGACAAACTTGATAAATATCTTTCTGGTTCAGGAGATTATTCAATAAAAGCAGCAATTGAATCAGACCGTACTCTTGGTGGAGAAGTTGATACGCTCAGAGTTACGGCAGCTCAATCAGGAGTTTATCAAACTGCTGACGTTGAATACTTATCATACCGATATCAAGTAACAATATATGGAGATGGAGCATAATGTCATATACAATAAAGTCCGATAATTTTGTATTCGGAAATAAGAAAAAAGGTGACCAAGTCACTGAAAAAGAATTGCTCGATGCAGGTTGTAACCCAGAAGCTTTAATTACGGGTGAACATCTATCGAGTAATACACCAACCAAACCAGCAATAGAAAAAGGAGCGGACGAATAATGGCCGTTTTAGTTCTTACAAACGCATTTATCACAATCAATTCAGTTAATCTTTCTGATCATGTTGCAAGCGTTACTTTAACAACAAATGACGATGTCGTAGAAACAACTGCATTTGGTTCAACAGCACGTACACGAATTGCTGGACTTGGCGATAATTCAGTAGCAATTGAATTCCATCAAGATTATGCAGCAAGTAATGTTGAAGCAACAGTTTACCCATTACTTGGAACTACAACATCAGTTGTAGTTAAACCAAATGGTGCGACAACAGCAGCTACAAATCCATCTTATACATTTACGGCTTTAGTTTCAGAATGGACTCCTTTAAACGGAGCAGTTGGTGAACTTGCCACGGCTTCTGTAACTTGGCCAATCAGCGGTGAAGTAACTAAGGCGGTAATCTAATGGCGCGTATAGTTTTAACTAATGTTGCTGTCACTTTTGGGGCAACTGACATTTCATCTTATGTTACTTCTGTGACTTTAGGATCTACATACGATGTTGTAGAGACTACAGCTTTTGGTAATACTGCACGCACACGCGTAGCTGGACTTGCTGATAATAGTGTTGCTCTTGAATTCAATCAAGACTATGCTTCAGGAGCTTTAGAATCAGTTATTTATCCAACTCTTGGTACAGCAGTTTCAATTACTGTCCGTCCAGTAGCTGGTAGTTCACCTGCGTACTCTTTCAGTGCTTTAATTTCAGAATGGACTCCATTAAATGGAGCCGTAGGAGAACTTGCTACTGCATCAGTTACATGGCCAATTAGTGGTACAATCACCAAATCCTAATCTAACAAGGGGGAAATAATGGACGGTCTTGGAATCAAAGTAAAGACAATTGAAGGTAATGAGACAACTTACAAACTCACTCCTCGTGTCATTGTTGCATTTGAACAGCAATATGGCAAAGGAATGCCTAAATTGCTTGGAGAAGAACAAAAAATCGAACATGTTTATTGGTTAGCATGGAAATGTATGCAATCCAGCGGCGTCATTGTAAAACCATTTGGTCCAGAATTCTTAGACACAATTGCGTCTGCTGAATTGGATTCAGATGATTCTTTCGGATCCACCGAGACAGCTTAACGTATAACGTAGCAGCTATCTCGGTGGAAACTGGTATTTCACCAATAGATTTAATAGATGCGCCTGAAGGAATACTTGAGGCAATTACTATTTATCTCAAAGAGCGAGCAAAAGGTGCATAAGTGGAAGAAGATACCAGAATCATTTTAACTGGCATAGAACCAACTATTAAAGCACTTAAAGAGTTTGATAAAAAAGCTGTTGCTAAGTTTAATAAAATAGTTAATACTGAGTTAAACAGCGCCGAAAGTGCAGCTCATCGCTTAGTTGATAGTATTCAAAGTAGGACAACAAATACTCCAATGCGTAATTGGCGACCAACTGCGGCAGTAAGTGGACGAACATGGGGCGGAGCAGGTTGGCCTGCTTGGGATCCCATGACAATTAAAGCTGGAATTAACATTTCAAAAGCAACAAGGCGTACTCGTAAAGATTACACAAGTAGTGCTGGTGCTTTGTTAAATACTTCTGATGCTGGTAAAGTATTTGAACTTTCAGGACGTAATAAAAAAAGTGGATCATTTATTGAAAGACTTAACTGGTTTGGTAAAGCTTCTCGTCTTGTATGGAAAGTTGTAGATAAAGAACGACCAAGAATTGAAAAAGCAGTAGCCAAAGCATTAGAAGACGCAAAACGTGAATTACAAAATCATCTTGATTCAGCGGGAAAGGTAGACTAAAATGGCAGTTGGTGCAGTAGTCGCCCGCATTCTCACTCAATACTCTGACAAAGGTACAAAAGCTGCAGTCAAAGATATTGGCAAGATGGAAAAGAAGTTTGGCGATTTTGCTAATAGAACTGCAAAGAAGTTTGGTTTAGCTGCAATTGCAGCAGGAGCTTTTGCAGCAAAGATCGGCTATGATGCGGTAAAAGCTGCCATGGAAGATCAGAAGTCTCAAGCACTTCTTGCCAACTCACTTAGAAATACAGTAAGTGCTACAGATGCCACAATTGCAGCGACAGAAGAATACATCACTGCAATGCAAGCAGAGTTTGGTATTGCAGATGATCAGTTGCGTCCAGCTCTTGCAAATCTTGCTGCCGTAACAGGAGACGTTGGTAAAGCTCAGTCTTTGCTTGGCGTTTCAATGGATATTGCTGCAGCAAAAGGCATAGATCTTAATGCTGCTTCTAAACTTGTTTCTAAAGCATATGGCGGAAACATTGGAGCACTCAAAAAACTATTTCCACAAATATCCGCAGCAACTGTTAAATCTAAAGATTTTGCAGGAGCCATGCGTGAGATTTCAGGTGAAACAAAAGGCGCCGCTGCCGCAGCCGCTAATACATTTGCTGGACAAATGGAACGCATTAAACTTGCTTTTGGTGAAGCATCTGAATCACTTGGTTATAAGTTAATTCCACAAATCAAATCATTTGCTGATCTTATTATTAACAAGGCTATTCCTGCCATTCAAAAGTTTGTAGATGAAAATGGCGATAAAATAGCAAACGGTTTTAAGGTATCAATTCAGTACGGTATTGCTTTTGCTAAGTTAATGTACGATATGTTTAGTTTTGTCGCTAGAAACATTAAAGTATTTGCAACTCTTGGTGCTGTAATTATTGCTGCATTCTTTGGAGCTAAAGTTGCTGGAGCGGTTGCTGCTTTAGTAACAGGAATTCAAGCAATTATTAAAGTCATGAAAGCACTTCGTACAGTTTCACTTGCATCTGCAGCCGCAACTGCATTGGCAACAGGTGGTATTTCAGCCGCAGCTGGAGCAGCAGCATTTGGAGTTGCTTTAGTAGGTATTGGTGTTGCAGCAAATAAGTTTAATAAAGATTCAGATAAAGCTGCTGATTCATTAGGTAAGTTTGACTTTAATGCTAAGGGATTTTCTGCCTCAGCATCAGATTATACAAAAGGCATAGAAGGAATGACCGGTGCAACTAACGGTCTCACTACTGCGACAAAAGATGCAGCAAAGTCAACAGCATTATTATTACAACTGCAAAAGAAGTTTGGACTAAAAGGACTTAAAGAGACTGATCCAATTACACTTGAAGCGATTCGTAAGAATCAAATCAAACAACAAAAACTTGGTATTTCAAGTCCAACAATCTCATTATTGGCATCTGCTGGACATGGAAATATTGCTAAGAACACCACAATGAATGGTGGAAACATCACAGTAAATGTTGCTGGTTCTGTTGTTTCACAAGGTGATCTTGTAAATGGAATTAAAAATGGTCTTGCAACTCTTATGCGCCGACGCGGTGGCAGTCAGTTTGCGGTGCTCTAATGCCAACAAATGCACCTACACTTACTGTTTCATTTAGCAACGGCGGAGCTTTTACAGCTGTCAGTGCTGATCTTTTGTTATCTGTTGAGATCCGTAGAGGTCGTCAATACCAAAATGATTTTTTAGAAGCCGGAACTGCTGATGTTGTACTAAATAATCAATCAGGAGCATTTGATCCAAGTAACACATCAAGTCCATGGTATGGAATTTTAATTGCAGGAATGCAAGTAAGAATCCAAGGCAATTCTACAACCATTTTTACAGGTTACTTAGAGAACAACGAAGTAAACCAAGGTATTTACCCTACTGTTTCATTAACATTCGTAGATGGTCTTGCACAAATTGCTAAAGCAATTGCGCCTGCTCTTGCAACAAGTTCATTTCAAGAAGCTGCTTCAGCTAGAGCAACAAGAGCTCTTGATCTTGCTGAATGGACCGGTGGACGCAGTTTAACTGGAACTACTGTCATGCAAAAGACAAAACAAAACATGAGTTGTCTTGAAATGTTAGAACAATGTGCGAACTGTGTTGGTGGACGATTCTATGTAAGTCGATCAGGAGTTGCAACACTTGTTCCATTAGCCGATAAGTTTAGTCGTCCAACTAGATTGTTATTTAGCGATCAAGGCGATGCAAATAGTGTTGGTTACGATGGAATCATTACAAACCCTGGAACTGATTATGTCTATAATGAGGCAATAGTATTTAGAGGACCAAAGAAAACTCAAAAGACTGCAAAGTTTACTTCTAGTGTTTCTACATATGGACTTAAATCTAAGAAACTTGATGCACCTATTTTTAATGATGCAAGTGCTGCAAATCTTGCTTTATATGCTGCTAGAAAAGATGCAGATGCAGTTGTATTAGCTGAACAAATAGATTTCACTGCAATCGGTATTGGCGTACTTGCTACAGATATGCTTGAAACTGAATTAAATGATCTTGTCCAAGTCAAGCGTCTTACATATGATGGTAGAAATATTACGATCAATTGTGTAGTAGAAGGATTGGCACATTCAATTACTGCAGATAATTGGAGAGTTAGTTACTTCACATCTGTAGTTGATCCTTACACGATTACGATTTAGGGGAAATAATGCCACTTTGTCCGCAAATCACAATCACTCCGATTACAGTCACTACAACTGGAATGACTCAAACATCTATTATTCCTATTGTTGCAGCAACCACAGAAGAGACTGACGAACTCCAAACTGAGATCAATTCTATTGAAGCATCTGTTAATGGAAAAAACCACATTTACCGCCAAGCAACTGCTCCAGATGGATCTGTTTATCCTTTAACCGAAGGTGACGTTTGGTTTGATACTGATGATGGAAACAAACAATACTATTGGACTGGTACAGCTTGGGTTTCTGTTCAAGATCTTGGAATTCAAGCAGCAGAAGATGCTGCGGCAGCAGCTTCATCAGCTGCAGCAGCAGCAACCGCAGCATCAACAGCAGCAACCGCAGCTGCAACTGCAGCAGCTGCAGCAGCAACTGCAGCGCAAACAACTGCCGATGGTAAAAACAAGATTTACCGGCAAACAACAATGCCAACTACAGGTCCTTTTGCAGAAGGTGATCTTTGGTTTGACACTGATGATGATAACAAGTTTTATCGTTATACTAGCGGTGCATTTTCTCCTTTTACTTTAGGAAATGAAGCGCTTGCTTCTTTATCTGCAAATAAACTTACAGCTGGAACAATTGATGCTTCTGTCATTACAGTGTCAAATATCAATGCTGGCAATATTTCAACTGGTGTACTTAATGCTGATCGTATTCAAGCAGCAAGTATTACCGGAGCAAAATTAGTTGCTGGCACTATTGAAGCTGTTTCAATTGCAGCAAATACTATTACCGGGGCAAAACTTGCGGTAGGAACTATTGAAGCAGTATCGATTGCTTCTGGTACAATTACTGGAGGAAAAATTGCTGCAACAACTATTACTGCAAGCAACATTGCTATTGCAACAATTACAGCAGATCAAATTGCCGGCGGCACAATTACAGCAGCAGAAATTGCTGCAGATACTATTACAGCAGCAGAAATTGAAGCAGGTTCAATTACTGTAGACCGCCTTGCTGTTGGTACTCTTACAGCTTTTACACTTCAGACTTCAGCAGGTGTTCGCCGCGTTACAATCTCAGCAGCAAACAACGCAATCTCATTTAGAGAAGCGAACACTGTTGTTGGTTGGGTTGGTCCAGCATCAACTTCGGGCATTCTGACACATTACGGTTCAACCTTCAATGCCAACGCCACCACATACCCGCTTTCGATTGTAACATCGGGCGGTGTGGTTATTGCCTTTAGCTCGACGAAGTTCCTTGAAGTTAATTCGCTTGGTGTTGTAGCGACTGGAGATCTATACTCTCCTTCAAACTTTTATAACCAGGACACCACTACAACCACAAACGCTGCAAACACATGGATGTCAGCAACTACTGGACTTACAAGACGCAGTACGGCTTCAAGCCAACGCTACAAAGAAAACATTGTTGATATTCGCACAGTGGCAGAACTTGACCCACGCAAACTACTTGATTTACCAGTTCGTGCGTTCAAGTACAGAACTGATTACTTAGACGCTGCAGATGATAGAGCAGGCGCATTGTTACCTGGTTTCATTGCAGAAGAAGTGGCATCTACATACTCAATTGCGGCAGACCAAGTTGAAGGCGTTATTGAATCATGGAACGACCGATATGTGGTACCTGGGCTTTTGGCTTTGATTCAAGACTTGTCAACTAGGGTTGACATATTGGAAGGCAAGTAATGAACGAATATTTGGTCGGTTTTAATAACGACGGTGTTCTTGTCACAGAACAGGTTTTTGCGACCAATGCCGAGCAAGCTAAAGCACAAGCGCAACCATTACATCCAGATTTGCCAATCATATTTGTAAAATGGTTAAAACAAGGGGGAACAAATGGATAGCAATACACAACTAGACATCAATATGGTAGTCGCAGCACTAAGGGAGCAAATTGGCCTTTTTGCGCTGGACAAAGCAATGCTGACTGCACGAGTCGCGGAGCTTGAATCAAAACTCAAGGAGAAAGATGACCGTGAATGACTGGGCTGCACTTATACTTGCGGTCATATCAATACTAGGTTCTTTTGTAGTGGCAGTACGTTGGCTTGTAAAACATTTCCTAAATGAATTAAAGCCAAATGGCGGATCTAGTCTAAAAGATTCTGTTACTAGATTAGAAACTCAGATGGAATTAGTAATAAAAATGCTTACAAAGGAGAAAAAGTGAAAGAAACAAAAAAACTAGTAATCCGCCTAGCTGCAGTTTTCTATGTATCTGCACTAGCAACCATTGGAGCTGGATCATTATTTGGAGTTCCAGCAGCTACAGCCGCAGGAATTGCTGGTCTTTTAGCAGTTGCTAAAGTTGGAGAATCGCTTGCAAAAGCTTACATTGCCGATGGCAAACTAAGCAAAGATGAAATTGATGGAGCATTTAACGAACCAAAGGGTAAAAAGTGAATTTAACTGAAATTGCTGATGGTTATATTGGCTATACAGAAGGACCAAATAACGACACAGTATTTGGCAAATGGTATAAGTTAAACAATCAACCTTGGTGTGCAATGTCCGCATCTAAGATCTTTCATGAAGCAGGAATGATTAAAGCAGTTGCACCAAAAAGTAACCCTAAAGGTTTTGCATCATGCGATCAATGGCTTAAGTATTTGACAGCAAACAATCAGTTAGTCCCAATTGGACAAGCACAACGTGGTGACATTGTTTTCTTTCAGTTTGATAGCGATGCTCAACCAGATCATGTTGGCATTGTCCGCTATCATAATACAAAATTAAAGTATATGAATGTGTGGGAAGGCAATACATCGGACAATAAAAAAGGTAGTCAATCAAATGGCGATGGGTTCTACTTAAAACGTAGAAAGTACGATACAATTATGGCAGTTGCACGTCCAAAAAGCATTGGAATAGGAAAAAAATAATGGCGACTGCGGGGGATTTGTCAAAAGAAATTAGTGAAATACTTAAACCAACTCGTGATAAAAAGTGCATATTAGGAAAGTATTTTGAAGATTTATCAGATGATGATTCTGCTTCATTAGAAGCATTGTTAAATTCTACTGTATCTAACGCTAAAATATCTAATCTACTTAATCGTCACGGATTTGCAATAGGTGAAACTGCAATTTGGAAACATAGATCTGGCAGTTGTGCCTGCGTGAGGCCTCAATGACAATTTCCGAAGAAGCAAAACAATTACAACTTGAGTCAGATCCAAACATTGCAGAATTACGTCAAACACTTGTAAGAACACAAAAAGAATTATCTAAAGCAAAACAACGTACAGAAGAATTAGTAGAAGCAACAATTCAAGCATGTAAAGATGCAACTTTGGCTTTAGGACCAATGAAGCCAATTGAAGGTCCAAAGGTAGATAAACGCCGCAAAAGAGCAGAAGTTGCTTTGTGGCATCTTACTGATTGGCAAGGAGCAAAAGTAACTCCTAGTTATAACTCAGAAATCATGAGAACTAGAGTTATGGACTTCACAACTAAAGCAACAAAAATTACAGAAATACAAAGACAAGACCATCCAGTCAATGATGTTGTGATCTGCTTTGGCGGAGATATGGTTGAAGGTCTTTTTAACTATCCTGCTCAATTGTGGGAAATAGATCTTAGTTTATATGACCAATACATAACAGTTAGCCGTTTAATAGTAGATGTTGTAAGACAAGCATTAGCAGTTTACCATCATGTGACTGTTATTGCAGAATGGGGAAATCATGGCCGAATCGGAAACAAAAGAGCGGACGTACCGAAGTCTGATAATTTTGACCGCATGTGTTATGAGTTGGCTCGTCAGTTATTATGTTCTGAAGAAGCGACTGCTAAAAGACTAACATGGGATCCACGCCATGGTGTTGAAGATATTCAGCGTATTGAGATCGGCAACTATCGAGCTCTTCTTATGCATGGCGATGAAGTTGGTAGATCTGGTTTTGCTTCTCCGGCCGGATGGCAAGCAGCAGGAAACAGATGGAAAGCTGGAGCTTACGACTGGAACTTTCAAGACATATACTTGGGTCATTACCATCGTCATGCACAAGAACCGCTTTCAGATGGTCTTGGATCAGTATATTGGACCGGTTCAACAGAGTCCGATAATAGGTACGCGCGCGACTCTATGGCCGCCTCAGGTGTTCCTTCTCAAAGACTCCACTTCATTGATCCCGAACGAGGTCGTGTCACTGCTTGTTATCAAGTTTGGTTAGACTAATGAATCGCAAAGAGATCTTAGACGAAGCAACACGTTTAATTTATAACGATAGGCAAGCAGATTATGGAACTCCACAAGAGAATCATGACCGCATTGCAAAGCTTTGGAGTGTAGTTTTAGGCATTACCGTAGAACCTTGGCAAGTTGCATTATGCATGAATCAAGTAAAAGTTGCTCGATTAGTTCAATCACCTGAGAAATTAGATGGTTGGGTAGATGGTGCAGCTTATATGGCTATTGGTGGAGAACTGGCTACGGAGGAATAATGACAACACTTATTGCATATCAACATGATGACTATTGCATCATTGCTGCAGATACGCAAACTACTGGTTATGACATGAGAGCTGATTGTTCTCCTATGGGAAAAATTGCAGAAAATGGCAAATACTTAGTTTCTGCTGCCGGTTTAGTCCGAGGCATGAATCTAATCCAACATGCTTTTAATCCACCAGCACCTCCAAGATCTAAAAATCTAGACAAGTTTATGGTGACTCAATTTGTGCCAAACCTACGCAAAACCTTTGGAATGTCAGGTTACGACATCAAATCTGAAGGCTTTCCATCATCATTTGAGAATGATTTTATAGTTGCCGTCAATGGAACTATCTATTTTATAGATGAAGTGTATGGATTAGAAAAGACAAAAGACAAAGTTTACACTACAGGAACAGGCGCCAAACTTGCTCTTGGAGCTGCTCACGCGCTAGGAATTGATGAAGCAGATGAATATGAAGATGCAATTGAGATCTTAGAACAAGCGGTCAAAACAGCAATTAGATTCGATATCAATAGTGGTGGTCAAGTCCAAATAGCCTTACAAACAAAAGCTGGAAAGAATCACATTGCATTCTTAGATTAAAAGAACAAAAAAGAAGCCCCTGCCTTTCGGCAGGGGCTCTTTTCTTTTTGTCTTAGCGAACCATCTCCAAGACTCGATCTGAGAGAGATGTTCCTTGATTCATCATGAATCGCTCACCAGCCGCAAAGTCATTAGCTGAACGAGTTGTACGAGTCCATTGTTCATACTCTGTGAAAGCATTAACAATTCCCCATGCTGTTCCCTTGATGTTCTCCTGAGTTGGTCCGTTCCAGATACCTAGAAGAGTTTGCTGACGCTCACGAACATTGTTTTGCTGACGCTCGGTCATGTTGTTTTCATCTAGAGGAAGAACGTCCTTAACGATTGACCAGAAGTCAGAGTTAGCAACTTTCTTCTCGAATAGAGCTGATGAAAGAAGGTTGAACTCTTCATTTGACTTTAGAACAACACCTAGAGTTTGACGAACATCATCGATCTTGACATTCATACGAGCTGAATGGCGGAAAGAAATAGAAGAAGCATTAGTCCAACGTGTCATTCCGTTCTTACAGATCAAGCGAAGATACTTGATTTCAAAGCGAAGTGAATCTGTTCCATCGTGAGTATTTGATGCGACTAGAAATGCTTCGACTGGATCAACATTCTTGAGAGTAAGATCAAGAGTGTCTGGAAGCTTTGCAGCCATGAAGATCTTCTTGCCACCGCGTAGTTCACCAGCTGACTGGTAAATTGCACCGGCTTCGTACATAACAGAATCCACAATGTTGACGATGTCGTTGTTCTGGACAATTGTGTACGTAGGAGAAGTGATACCTAGAACAGAAGCTGATCCGTCCTTATTGACACGAGTTGTAGCAACTTTGTCTTCAAGCTGAACGATTGTCACACCGTCATTGTTAATTGCTGTAGTTGAAAGTGGAGTGTGCTGAACTTCCCAATCAAGATTTGCATTCTCAAGAACTTGAGCTGCAGAGATTTGCTCGTCACTTGAATTTACCCATGTTGCTGTGCTGATCCATGGAGCCTTGCGACGTGCTGCGTTTTGGATTTGTACTGACATTTTTTCCTCCTGGCGATTTATTCTGATGGACTCATCAGCAGTGTCATTTAACACTGGACACTCCTTGCGGAGTGTTTCGTCCTTATCTGTAACCTGCACGATATAATGCATTATAGATGCTTGCAATTCTTTCACGATGATTTGCATTATGTGGATCTGTATCGTCGTATTCAAACATTGAAAGTTGAAGCAAGCAATCAAGCTTAGCAATTTCTTCAGCTGTGAATGTAACATTAAGTGTAGTTCCGATTGCTATTCCCATTTGGATCCTCCTGGCGGTTTATGGCAACCGGTTGGTTGCTCATAGGTACATTCAATACTGTCCATCAGTGTTTGTACACTTCATTGAATAAGATCTTATGGGAACCTTTTGGAACCTTTTGGAATCCGTTTAGTCCAGATCGAGCGGCCAGGTTTGTCCCAGGACCACGGACATATCGATCCGAGTATATTTATACTCACCACAAATGGACCCGCGTCCTGGTGGATCCTGGCGGTTCTGGTTAACTTATGTGCCACCAGCCAGAACAGATGTTCTAGTAAATAAGATCTTTTAGAAACATTTCCACAAATGGTGGATATATGTCCACAATCAGTGTATATTGATCCTATGAGCAACCGCTCATACTAACCGCCAGGAGAAGAAAATGCGTACAAATACAAAAACTGCAGTAACTGAAGTTGCATTAGTAGATCTAGATAGAACTTATCGTGGAAATACTGGTTGTGCTTGTGGATGTGGTGGAGAATACTACGACATCAATGATGCGCAAAATGAAGCTGAAGTAAATCGTAGAATTAAATATGTTCTACGTGGAATTCGTGAAGGTAAAGCAGAATTCTTTGGTAACGGAGTTGAAGTTGCTAATCCTTCATATACAAAAGTTACACGTTTATATTTCAAAGATGGAATTGACTACGATATAAATCGTGACGGAACTTTTGAACGTACTGAAGAAGGTCCACGTGTTATGGACAAATTGTCACAAGCTCAGATTGCTTGGACAAATAGTACTGGACTTCCAACAGATCACATGATTGCAAAAATTGTTTACAACTATGCAGAGGGATCTTCTTCACTTGAAGAATATTCTGAATACTATTTACGATGGACTCCATCTCAAAAAGATATAGCAGATAAATTAGTACTTTCAATTGCTGCTTCAGTAGAACGGAACATGAACTAATGACTCACTTGACTAAAGAATGGGCAACTCAGTTTGCTGCAAAACTTCGTTCAGATTATCCTGAACTATCTAGCGTCAATGAAATTATTGACCGTGCAAAAGCTGATGGACGTTTCGAATCAGAAATTGAAATGCTTGCGGTATGGGGCAGACTCATGAGAGGATCTGAATCATGAAAGTTTGTCATATGTGCGGCAAAGAAACCAATAAAATGCAAAATCGTTGGTACAAATATGACAATGGTGAGCATTTTATTGCTGGAGTTTGCACAAATTGTGCCGAATTACATGACAAACTTGTGAGCGCATCATGAGTATTAGATCTGGTAAATTAAAATGTGCTGCATGTGGATCTGATGTCATGGTTTCCAGTAGAGCATACAGTGGAATGCCGCGATTTGTTTGTGTCGTACCAATATGCATAAACTCTGAAATTGCTTGGGATTTGGATGAATCTAATGACTTGTAATCTATGTTATGGGCGTGGATACATTTATCATTCCTACAAGGAGGAATACGATGTGGAAGTCTGTTCTTGTCAACAAACTAAGGAGACTAATAATGAAACTAACTAAGCGTGGCAAACGAGTTCGTGCCGTATTGATCTTAATTGGTTTGTTTGCAATTTGGCAAGTGTCCATGAATCTTTGGTGGACAGAAGATGGTTATTGTTGGGGAACTATGGTTGAATGTATGTTGGACGATTAACCGGAGAACCGCCAGGTAAACCGGTTAATCGCATGCGGATTGTATAACATAATTTATTTTTATGTTTATGTCCGCTGATAAAACACCATGCGGCAATGGTCGAATGGTCACTACGGACAGTTTAGGATGTGCACATGACAAATGAAAATAGAAAGTCCCTAACAACGGGGCAAGCTGCAAAGCTCATTGGACGCAACTCACGAACAGTACGACGTTGGGTTGATCTTGGAAAAGTTGAAGGTTACAAAACACCTTCAAACTTACGTTACGTTTATCAAGATGCATTAGATGCATTGATGAATAAAACTAAAAGCTAACTAACACAACGACTAGGAGGCAACTATGCTTGTGTTTATTTATGCTGTATCTGTCCGCCGTCAGAGGAACGATGTCTGAAGGTCATGGCAATCGCTGTAGCCTTTTTATTAGTGTCACCAAATGCTAATGCGGTGGACTATAAAACAGCAGCAGCAAGAGTTCCAAAAGATCAGGTTGCTTACGCAAAATGTGTAAGTCATCATGAATCTAGAGGTAACTACAAAGCAGTAGGAGATGAGTCTTCAGCCAGAGGACGATGGCAATTTTTAGATAAGCAATGGCGACATGGTTTATCTTTTATGGTTGCAAACAGATTAGTAGATTATGGAATGCCGAAGTCTAAGACTAAGAAGCTCGTGAAACACCTGCAATCAAAGTCCATAGATCAATGGGAACCTATCTACCAAGATGTAGGATTTGTAGCAGCGTTGAATGCAAAATACCATTGGTCCGGTTGGACACATTGGGCAGTCAACTCAAAATGCAATGAACTAGTACCAACTCAACTAAAACGAAAGGCATAAAATGTCAGAAACCGCCAGGGAATGGTTTGAACCAAAGCAATTATCTTTATTGGCAGATCCGATTGATGAGCAGTTCAATAAGTTTCATCATGAAAATCCACACATCTATCGTCAATTAGTTGATCTTGCTTATCAATGGAAATCAGCAGGCCACGATATTTGTTCTATTGATTTGCTAATCAACAAACTTCGATGGGAGATTGGTATCAGATCTTCGGGGGACCAATTTGCTATCTCGAATAATTATGCAAGTCGATACTCAAGACTAATTGAGGCAAACGAAAAAGGACTTGCCAACTTCTTTACCAAGAGAACCTTGAAGAGCTCATGGGACTAGAACGGATTGAAACAAAGCGTGGTCACAAGTATGTTCTTGACGGCCAACCTGTCAAAGGTGTTACCACTCTCATTGGATCTGGTATGCCTAAACCTGCACTTCCATATTGGAGTGCAAAACTAGTCGCAGAATATGTGTATGACAATTTTGCAAATCTTCCTAACCTAATTAACCGTGAACGTGAAGAAGCTGTTAAGTTCTTAAAAATGATTCCTTGGAATCAAAGAGACAAAGCAGGAGCACGAGGCACAGAGATCCATTCAATTGCTGAAACTATCATTCATGGTGGAGAAGCAGAAGTTGCTGGAGAGTTTGCTGAATACGTCAACGGCTATGTAGAATGGCTAGATCAATGGGAAGTAATTCCTGTATTGACCGAGAAAGTTGTAGCAAACAGAGTTCACGGTTATGCTGGTACTTTTGATGCAATTCTTAAGTTTGGCAATGGTCCATTAGCTGGTAAGACTTATCTTTGTGATTGGAAAACCAGCGCTGGAGTCTATGGCGAAATGGCAATGCAAATTGCAGCATACGCAAATGCTGATTTCTATCTTGATGAAGAAGGCAATGAACAATCTTTACCTGTTCTAGATGGTTTAGGCATTGTTCATGTATCTGTTAACGGTACAACTTTCCATGAGGTTACAGATGCAGATCTAGCATGGGATTCTTTTCTAACTGTTATTGATTTGGCAAACAGATTAGAACACATTGAAAGTTTATTGACACAAATAGGGGGATTAAATGGACAAGCGTCTTGAAAATTATGTAGATGTACCTCACAGAATTAAACTATTCTATGAGAAGTATCCAGAAGGTTCATTGCAAATGGATCCTGATTTACAATTTCAGACAGTTGGAGATCAAGTAATTGTGATAGGTCGAGCATATGCTTATCGTCATCCAAATGATGAAAAACCTGGCGTAGGTACAGCACAAGAATATTTACCTGGTAAAACTAACTTTACTCGAGGAAGTGAAATACAGAACCTTGAAACAAGTTGTTGGGGTAGAGCCATTGGCGCTTTAGGTATTGGCATCGATAAAGCAATTGCAACTAAAGAAGAAGTAGAACTTGCAATTGAACGCAACAAACCAGATAAAGTCATGATGAAACGTGCAAATCCTGGTCTGAAGCAAATAGTAGAGTTGCTAGGAACGCAAGGTATCACGGAGAAGGATGCCATCCTAGCGGCAGTACGCGGCTTAGTAAGCCGTGAAATAAGTTCGAGTAGTGACTTAACTGATGATGAGATTGCTCTTATCATTAAACACCTGGCGGTTGTTGAGTCATGACTCGAATGTCTTGGGACAAATATGGATTGGAGATTGCGAGAGCAGCCTCCTATCGCAGTGAAGATCCATATCTAAAAGTTGGTGCATGTGTTCTACGCGGGGATAGAAGCATAATAAGCATCGGCTACAATGGGGCTGCGCCTGGCGTCACGATTCCGTGGGAAGATAGGGACGCTAGGCGTGGTTTTGTAATACACGCAGAGGTGAACGCATTGCGTTATTGCACACCAGATCAAACAAAAAATGGCTATATGTACTGTACTCATCATCCATGTTCTGAATGTATAAAAGTAATTGCTAGTTATGGAATTACTTCTGTCATGTATTCTGATCTAATAGATGGAACGGTTTACGATCTAGGTGCCATTGCTGAGTTAGCAAGATCATTTAATATTTCATTAAAACAGGAGGTAAAACCGTGAGTGCTTTACAAATGATTTTAGATAATCAAAGAAAATTACAACTTAAGTCATACGGAGTGGACGTTACTACTCTTGATGAAGAACAACGAGCTCAATACATTCGTGACATGTCTTTGGCTTTAACAGATGAATTACATGAAGCTTTAAATGAAACTGGTTGGAAACCGTGGGCTACAAGTCGGCATATAAACCGATTAGCATTTATTGGTGAAATGATAGATGTACTCCATTTTTGGTGTAATTTAGTTTTAGTTACAAATGTCAATGAACAAGAGATCTTAGATGTCTATTTTGCTAAAGCCGAAAAGAATGCTAAGCGTCAGTTAGTTGGTTACGACGGAGTTGAAGGCAAATGCAAGACTTGTGGACGAGCATTTGATGACGCAGCTGTGCTATGTACTCCAATTGCTTGTGAGCACATAGAATGAGATACATACTAGATGATGTAGTTACCTCATTTACAGATCGAATTGCCAGTCATAGATCTGCTTGGCCAAGAATGCAGAAGTGCATGGTCGATAATGCTTTTAATACTAAATCTGAAATTGCTTTTGGAAATGACCAACTTGTGAAAGAAGGCACATGGTTAGTATCAACTCCTATGGAGTTCAAAGGTGAAGTCTTTAATCTATTTGGTGGCTATACACGAGAGACTAGAGATAGAATTGCTAGAGTTTTAGATATAGATCTTGCCAATATTAAAGCTTTGGATATGCCTATTGGCGATATTGAAAGAATTCTTCGTCCACGTGCGGCAAAGACTGATTTTGATTTTACAGAATCAGAATGGACTAAGATTCGTGATCTCATGAAATGCGAAGTTATTAAACACGAAGATCTAGTTTTAGATATTCAACGAGTAGTTATTGGCGACTCTCATTCAATTTCTAGATACAAAGCAAATACTGTCGTCTATCGTCATGATGGTTTAACACTTCACGGTTTAACTGAAAGAGGAGTTGAAGCTTATCTTCCTGATTACTTTGTTCCGCATTTAGTTATTTACGCAGGAAACGTAGACATTAGACATCATTTATGCAGACAGTTGGATCCTGAAGGTTCAGCACGTAGATTGGTTAGCAATCTTAGAATGCATCTAGAATATATGCAGCAAAAAGGTAAAATAGGAACATTTGAAGTTACTGCACCTTATCCGATTGAGTTTGAAGAGCGTAAAATTCCAAAAACAGGATTTTATAAAGGTACAGCTTTTTATGGATCTCATCCTGCACGTGACAGAGTTCGTTCAGTTATGACAAACGAGATGAAGTATCAGTTTGACAATGTTCATGAATGGCCAACTAATTGGTACATGATGGATCCAGAAGATTATGCAAAAACATACATGGAAAAACCTGGATCAGTCCATTTGTCACCTGAGTTTTATGAATGGGATTTGGTTAATAATGCCGCAAATAACTGAAACCATTTATTGGGAAGACTTTAAGAAGTACTACGATAAAGCTGTCGTTTTACAAACAATTAACATTGCTAGTGAAAACGGTCGTGACACATCTGAGGATCTTCATGTTGATGATCCATTGCAGCATCACATAACGATTTATGACACGGTAGATCGTGAGTTTGCTGGATTTAGCAATGCTATACAACAGATTTGGTATGGCTCTAATAATCCAAAAAAGTGGCAAATTGACAGTCGTTTTGACGGCTACAATTTACACACAATGGATTGGTTTTATCTATTCATGATTCACAGGGTTACCGGATCAGGTGCTTCCTTTAGTTATGACCATGGATTTAGAAATAGCATACTTTCGGATATGGCTTTGAAAACAGATAACATGATTCATATGAGAAATTATGTATTAAGTGAGATGAGAACTGGCAGACCAATATTTACGAGTATTGGTAATCAAATTCCACAATTTCCTAAACCAAATGCGGAGTATCCACGTGGATCTCAACTCTATATCTCAGAATATATGCCGCATTTAGTTAAAGATTTCTATACTCATTTGTCTTACAATCCATTAACAATGTCAATTAGAGATGGAGTAGATTGGATCAATGAATGGCACAAATCCAGAGGCTTAAAATGTTTTCACTTTGTAATGACCGCATTTGTCATGGATATTGCTCAGTATTTTCCTGATTTAATAGATCCATGGAGCAGGGTTAACTATGGTTCTAATGCAATTCAAGCATTAAACTTGATATTTAAGAATGAAGGTTACAAACAAAAAGACTTTTTGGATGCTGCAATGGATCGTATTTGCGAGGAATTTAGATCTCCATATGACCCACGTGACCATCAAAGAAATCTAGGAAAAGGTTTAAGCTTAGAAGATGTTGCTTGTGATTATGTCCGATACGTTGAATGCTACGTGCCAAAAGGTTATGAACATCTAAAACCATGGCAAGTAACAAATAAATCACTCATACCGCATCACACAAAACATTGGACTTATAACAAACATTTGGAGGCACATAATGTTTAAGATAACGGAAGACGCTTCAAGTAAATATTCACACAAGTCACGTGAAGAGTGGTTAGATCTTGCAGGCGATTGGATAGATGAAACACAACCTCCAAATATAGGCACATTTTATGGAGCAACAATTTGGGACGATTCTGTAACTGGAGTTGGTACAAAAGGTCGTTGGGGAGATCTATTAGTTAAAACGATGGAATCAGATCATCTGGTTTATGTACAACCTAGAGTAGGTTGGGCAGGAGTTTCATTAGCTGCTCTTGCAAAAAAATATAACAAATCGTTATTTAGGACTGGAAGTACCTTTGCTGCTGTTGCATCGTCTACATAGGACTTGAAGATTGGATTCAACTGTGAGACCACCACTCGATAACGGGATTATGTGATCCACAGTCAAATCGTTGGTTGCTTTACAAATAGAACAATAAGGTTGCAATAGTCTTAGTTGTTTTGATAACCTTTTCCAATTTGCATCGTAACCCCTATCTGCACGTGAAGGACGAGAGGTTGCTTTAAACTTCTGATACTTCTTATTGCACATAGGACATCTAGGTTTGTTTGCTAACACACCACAATCTAAGCATGGTTTATTCATTAGCGTCCGATTTTTTAGATAGCTGTAGTTCGGTAATCCCTATTATAAATTACATCACTGTGATTGTACAGAGGTTTCTACCATGAGCTTAGCCAATCTTGACCATTGCTCATATGCCCATTGATGTGTGTTGTCGTGTAGACAATGGACATCACCATTAGGTTCTAATCTTAAACTACCAATGCAATCTTGTACAGGACACTTAACAGCCTTAGGTGGTTTTCTCTCACCATAAATAATACCTCTTAGTGTTGTCCATGGTTCTCTGATCTCATTGTAGTAATCAGTCCACAGTTCACTATCTGCTAACCATTCATTATGAGTATCCAATATACGGTGCAATGCATGTAGTTTGTTTGTTTCCTTTGTAGATCTTAAGCAATTAGTGTCCAGACTTCTTGTTTCTACCACATATTCGCACCATGCTTGCAGAACACTTTGAACACCTGTTTTGGCAATAAGATCTACAATTTGGACATTGATTACTGATCTATCAGATAATGAGCCTCTACCTTCTTGTTTAGAAGATACCTGTTGTCTAAGGGAAGGACTTGCGACTAGAAGATCTATAAAAGCAATTAACTCATTAAGCATTTTTTTTAATCTTCTTCTGCAATGTGGACAAGCACCTTTCTCACTTACCCCTCTACAACTTAGGCATTTATCCATTTTTCTTCCTTAGCTTTTCTATTAGCAATTTAACTTCTTCTGGTGGACCTTTCCTCTGGTGATTATTGATGGTTATATGATGATTAGGGTGGCCACCAGCTTGACCTCTACCGCTGGCCATAGCTGTGACCTCAGCCGCAGGACGTTCAGGGTCGTCATTATGCGTGGACAGGACATCAGTGACCTGCGGCTTTTTGTATAACAATCTGTAACGATTATTAGAAATACCAGCTCTGGAGTGCTGTTCTATAAACAAATAGTTATCAGAAATCATTTGATGAATGATTCTACGGATTTGCCTTACACTGATCTTGCACTTATCTGCCAAATACTGTTGACTTGGCCAACAAATACCTTGGTCATCACAATGATCTGCCAATGCTAAATGGACAATTAAAGCATTGCCATTGTAAGGAGAGTTTTCCCATACATAGGTCATAGCTTTAACTGACATTAGAACACCGCTTCTGTAGGATCCCAAGCAACTGGATCTGGATTCTTAGTTCTTGGTGTGCCGTGATATTTTTGCACAACAATTTGCTTAGCAATAGTATCAACCAGAACCTCATATGACGAGCGCTTATTGCCGTCTTTGTCAATCCATGTCGTTTGCTTAATTGTTCCTGTAATGGTTACCAGATCGCCTCGTTTGATGTTATCTACAAGAGCCTCCGCATAGCCTCCAAAAGCTTTGCATTCCCACCAACTTGTATCTGCATCTACCCATTCCTCATTAACTTTCTTTCGTGTATTTGATACAACACTAAATGGAACATAAGCTTTACCTTGCTGTGTAAACTTGATGTCCATATCTTTGCCTATACGACCTTTGATGGTTATTGCTGCACTCATTTTTGCTCCTTTATTTGTCGGACTAGATCTTTTATGTCTTTATTTTTCATGCCACCCCATACTCCAAACACTGGCCAATGCTTGATTGCATAACCTAAGCAATTCATTTGCACTGGACAGTTCTTGCATATACTTAAAGCTGCTCTTTGTTCTAGATTCGTTGGATGTTCACTATCAGGAAAAAACCAATCAGGATCTATGCTTGGATCAGTGCAATTGGCATCTTTAGTCCATTCTGCTGCTTCAACCTTAAAATCTAAATCTCTAATCGTCATAAGTATCCCGCTTCTTTCAGTAGTTGTATCATTACACTTACTGGAACACAAGCTGGCCAATTTTCTATATCGGCTTCACCTTGTCCATTCTGTCTTAAGACAGCGATGGGGATAACGCCTTCTTTGATTCTTTTTGCTTGCTGTTTCATTGCTGATTTAGGATCAAAGTCTGCTCTAGCCTTTAGTTCCCAATCAACTCCGATAACGCCTTTTATATCTGTTCCTGCAGCTGAGGAACTGGTTGCTTCAGCATAAATCCAACCTTCTCGCTTTAGGTATTCAGCAAAAATCAATTCAGTCTCTCGACCTCTACGTTTTCTAGATAGGTTGGTCATTCTTTTCCTCCCCATCCATTACCTTTGAAAATAGCGGGTACAGCGGTAAAAATCTTTTGCATAACCTCTCCACAATCACATCTAGGACCGTGTTCTGATACAGAGTGGCTGACTTCAACGGTGATTCCACATCTTTGGCATTTGTAGTCATAAGTTGGCATTACTTATCCCACGAATTCTTCAACCAGCCTGTTTTAAGAGCTTCTGCAGGATTGGTTGTAATCCAAAAATGGCAATTGTGACAAAGAGCACGACAATTTTCCACTTCTAAAATAGAGCCACCACGTGCTCTACTTTTAACTTCATGCACTTCTTCTGAGGCTTTTACATGACAACGTTGGCACATTGGATAAGTTTCTAGCATATATCTAACTAGAATTCGTCTTTGAATGTACTTATTTGCCATTTTTTTACTTCTTGCTCTCATGTATATTGACCAACACCTTCTGCGCTAAATTGTTGTCTAATTGCGGCTGACAGTGATTGCCCAATAGATATTTGAGATCTTAAAGTGTTTATACGTTCTTTAATTGCTCTTACCTCTGCCTCTGCAATTTCCATTGCTAAACGTAAATCAGCGCAAGCCAAAATTGCCTCTTGTCTTCTGACGTCCATCGATCCATTTGATTGAAGGAAAGATCTTGCATAGGCAACTTCATAAGAACCTTTTGCTTTTACTGCTTTATCATCGCTGGCAGCAATTTCATCTGTTGCAGCATCAAGCATACGAGAAAGTTCGCTTAATCGCTTAACTACTTCGGTTTGATTAGGCAACACGGCGTTTCCCTTTCTGTTTTGCTTTACAATCGGTGCAAAAATGCGGATTACCCATGAGTTTATCTAAAGCATATAAATACGTCCATGCTCCACATGCTTCACATCTAGCAACTGGCTCAGTCATTGATTTTACCTGCCAAAAATCTTTCAAAGCGAGTTAAATGATCTGGAATATTGCCTTTCAGAATAGATCTTGCAGTGTGACTAATCTCGCCAATTGTATTTCCAGTCCACATTGGTTCGTAATCCTTGAATGAGCCATTAAAATATGCTTTGATCCATTGAGCTTGTGGAATATGTTCATCATAGATGTGTAAACTACCTACCACATGTACATATTGACCCATTTCAATGTCTAATGCCTTGGCAATTGCACCTTGTAATGCAATAAATTGAGTCAGATCATAAGGAAGACCTAGGAATACGTCATTGCTTCGCATGTTTGTTCTAGCAATTAACTTATTGTCTCTAATAAAGTACTGCAGATTTAATGTGCACGGAACATCTTTTACATCAACGTTTAGATCTTTATTTGAGTCAAATATAGTCAAAACAGCTTGTCTTGTAGAGTAATCTTTTTTTAATTGGTCTACAACTTTATTAAGATTACCGTGAATGCGTGGACCATAAGCACCGTGAAGTATTCCACTATCCATATACTTTCCAAACACTTGACTGGTATCTGTCATTGCTTCTGGATCAGTAACTTGTCCAACAAGTTGTAATGCTTCTTTGATACCAATATTATGGTTAAGTTTACGGTTTTCCATAGATACAGGTATGTTCCATGGCTTTTCAACTTGTAAAGTGACGTTAAGCAGCTCTCTAGTGACCATACCACGAGGAGATATTGCTTCGCCATGCTCAATTACATATTGAGTTGCTAACTCTAAAGCCTCGCTTGGATTTTCTGTAATTATATGCATTATCTGACCACCTCACTATGGATTATTGTTTTATCTAAATATTTTACTTGTCTAAAAGCTTCTACAAATAAAGATCTTGAGTGTAAAACAAAATCGATCTCTAGTTCTTCACCTCGTCTTAACAATTCTTCAGCTATTGCATCTTCTGATCTTGTTAATAGGATTAACCTAGCTCCTAGTTTAGCAAGTTCCCAATTGCAATAATCAAATGTTGTTTCATCAAACAATGATACTCTTCCATAGATCTTTGGCCACACAACCTCACCTAAATGCCATCGATCTAATACCATATTGCTAGAAGTTAACGGTCGAATGTATTCATCAACCCATAATCTAGATCTTGGTTGTTGAGCATGCAAATATTGTGCATTGTATCGTTCAGTTAATTTTTGAGCGTAAGTTGTTTTGCCTGTTCCATCAGAACCTTCGATGATTGTAATCATCTAAACTCACCCCATTCTCTGAAACTATCGACTTGTGAATGGACCATTGTAACTGGTTTTACGTCACCTGCTACATTCCACAGTAAAGTTGAAGGTGTTTTAGGAGCAGATGTTTTGTCCAACATAAATCTTTCTAGACCTTTGCAATCGTAGGTTGGTGCTGAATTGATCTCTTCATTGATCTTGTCTGCATATTCAGCTTTTTCTCTGAAAGCTTTATGGTAAGTTGTAACGTCCGCTCTTCCAATCTCTCCTGCATGTAAGTTTCTTGCAACTGCAATTCCATGGAAGGTTGCATTTGGCCAAGCAATTTGGAGAGTTCTCGTGAGAACTCCTGTACTAATAACTGATACAACATCTCTTGGTTCATCTCGATCTCCCCATTGTTGGATTGTAGATTTCACTCCGGCCGCAACAACTAGGGGATGATCTAAACCAAAAGGCACAAATTGAGCATTATTTTGTTCTGCCCAATCTTTGGCATATTTGTTGAGAACTGGCATTGCTGCAATTCTTCGAAAGATTGGATTTGCTCCTCTTTCGATACAAACTAATTGATGGTCACTTATAACTTTTGAGGAAGGCATAAACAATGTTAACTTTTTGTTATATTTTTTTGCAAGAGCAGCTAATGAAACTCCTGCCCAACCTACTCTAGGTTGTACATAAACCAGATGATCTGATTCCATCGTTTTAACT